TAAATCATTACCTAAAGATACTACAGCGCCCGGGATTAATGGGATTGCTTTTGAAGCTTGGTTTAAAGTAAAGTTTGCTGTTTTTAATACTTTAGTTAAAGTTAATAGAGTTTCAGCAAAATTAGCTCCAAAATTAATAGCAATAGATAAACTATCTAATTGTACCCCTGTAGCATTTAATTTTTCAACTAAACCATCCCTTTGTTTAATAATTAAATCTAACTGTTCTTTTGTGGGGCATAATAATTTTTTTACTTCATCCTTTAATTGATCTTCATTCCATTCAGGATGTTCAGCTTTTAGTTTATTTAATTCAACTTCAAATTGTTCTACTCCTAATTGTTTAATCATATTAAGAGCTACAGGAACAAAAGATTTAGCTAAATTTTTAGCACTATTTACTAGTAATTGACCTATTCTTTGTAATCCCTTTGGTTTGGAATCTTTAGTAACAGAATTAGAGATAGATTCGGGATCTATAGCAGATGCTTCTTCTTTAATATTAGCATCTTCTTTTTGAGCAATTTGAGAAGCTCTTTGTTGTTTTACTTCCTGAGGAGGTGATGGTGGTGGGGGTGGGGGAGTTTGGAAATTTTGTTCTGTAATTGTAACTGTGTCTCCATAAACGGCATTAACTGCTATTTGGGCTAAAGTTTCTTTAGGAGCAGAAAAACTATAATCTCCAGTATAAAGTATCTCTCCTATAGAACTTTTTAAAATAGCTCTGTATTTAGGTCCTAGGGTTTCAAATATAATTGTGCCATTATTAGATAAAAGGGCACTATTAAAAGGTAAAGCCATTATACTGCAGTTCTAGTTGTGTTAGACAATAATTGACCTACTCTTCTTTTATATGAAGGGATTTTATCTGCTACTAATTGAGCAGTTAAACTAGTTGGTGCTAAAGGTGTACCTATAGGCACTCCAATTTGATTTTGTAAAGTTCTAGCTAGTGTATTTAGATCAGTTAAAATATCATTTAATAATGAAACTAAATCATCCCCTAAAACAATAGGTTGGGTTAAATTATCTTCACTATCACCTAAATATATCTTTGGAGCTTGAATTACATAATTTCCTCTAGTATCAATATTAACACCTTCAACAGCATTTAAATTAATTGTTTTTTTAGAGGAAAGTAATAAATGGTCTTGGGTAGTATTAAATACTAAACGACCTGAATTTAGTATAATTTGCTTTCTATCGTATTGTGGAATATCAATAGGTGGATTTGATACATAAGAAGTATAATCTTGGCTAGAGACTGATAGAGGAATTTGTTGAGTAGATGTAAAATATACAGAAGAATCATCTTGATTTATATCTTCTAAGATATATTCACCTGGAAGTTGAGTGGTAATATATTGGCCATTTCTAATAATGATTATAGGAGAACCATTATTTCCATTTTCAGACCAACTATTTCCTGTATTTTTAACTGTACTTCCAAATCTAATACTATTACCCCACCTACCTTCATATATAACATCTCCTTCATATGGTCTTAAAGGATATATTTTAGATTGAGGTATAAAAGTATTTCCTATTTTTATATCTAAATTAGTAGAATCTTCTATTTGGGGAGAACCAGCGGCTACTTGTAAAGTAGTTTTTTGCTGGTTATCTGATTTGAAATTGTTTAAGGTTTGTTCAGGTATAACATTATGTTGTTGGCTATTCCATATATTAAGAGGACTAATATAATAATAATTTTTAGCACTAGTTGTTGTAACTGATTCTAGTGAGGGAGCACTAAAAGCATATATTATTTCATTTATTAAAGGAAAATTTTTTATTTGTGGTAATAATGGTTTAGCCGTTGGGTAACTTGCAAGAGCTTCACTTTGAGGATCATCTTCAGGTCGATATACACTAGGATTTTCAATATAATCAAAAAATACAGTCCCAATAGAATCCCATTCCCCATAAGCTTTAAATAGGGGATGAGTATCGTCTAGAATAATACTAATTACTCTAGCAGCAATACTTTCAGGGTTACCAGTAGATGGTTGATAAAGTGGTCTTGCAAATAAATCCATTACTTATCCCCTTGAAGTTTTTCCATTTCTTCAAGTAATTGGGCTTTTTCTTCATCCGAAATACCTAAACCACCATCTTCATTAGTATTGTTAAGAGCACGTTGCACTAATGTAGCCATTTTAATTAGGGCATCATCGTTTTTAACTCCAATTTCCATGTATTCTTTAATTAAAGGTACAATTAGGGTAGCGTCACCAATGTCGGTAACCATCGGTTTTAATTCGGATATAAGCGCTGTTACTTGTGCTTCGCGGCGCTTTTGGTTAGTGTAAATTTCCTCGAGTAAATCCGAGAATTTTTTCTTACCAAATACTACTTTGTCGAATTGTTGGCTCATATTTATTATGTTTATTCATGTATAAATATAAACTATTCAAATTCTACGTAACCATTTTCAAGATAAAATATATAATTATCTTTAAATATATCGTAAAGTTGAGATGCTATTTTAGTAATTTTAGGAGTTTTTACATCTATCATTTCACGAATGTAAATGTAAAGTGCTTTTTTATTAAAAATATCTATTTCTTCTCTCTTACGAAACAGTTCTAAAATAGCATCTGCTACGGCAGCATCATTACCCTTAGGGAATAATTTATAAATGTTTTCCGAGCAATATTCTACAAATAAATCTATATAGTTACTTAGGGGATCATTATGAACCCCTGGGTCATCTATATTATAAGAATAAGTATCGTCTTTATAAAGCTCTTCTACTGGGGCTTTATCAATACGTTTTTTATAGTTTTTTTGGTTTGATATAATTAAATATCGTTTAGCAATAGTTCCAAAATAAGAATATGCTTTGGCCCCTTTAGAAGGATCAAATAGATGAATTTTACTAAGGAGGAAAGTAATTACCTCATGTTGTAAATCTTCAATATGATCTACTTCAGTATAATAGAATTTAAAAGTATGAATTATGTTTTCAGTAAGTTTAAAGAAAGCATAATGAATTCCTTTATGGTATATCTTTTCTTTTTCTTTTGGTGTGGGAGCTAAATTATAGGCTATTATAGCATCTTCTGTAGCTTGGGTAAAGTAGTTTTTATCCTTGGAACTTTTTTTGGGCATAATATATTATTATTTCTTTTCAAGGATAAATTCATTTAAAATATCTTGTAACCCTTTAATTTGTTGAAAGAAAAAACCAACCTCATCATCACTGCTAAATGTACCTCTAGCATCTACTTCTTTCATCTTTTTATCTGAAACCTCTATTACTCGCGAAATTCTATCCAAATATTGGAGGTAGCCCGCAAGGATATCCTCTTGTTTTTCATTTTTACGAAGAAGGTTAAAAGTCGTATATCCTAAGATAACGACTAAAATAGAAAGTATAACAATAGTAACTATCATAGTAAATCTAACATATTTTTTAAACCTTCACTTTTAATTGAACCCAAAGCTTTTTGTTGTTTATTATTAGCTTTTGGTTTATCACTCAATGTAAAATTCTTTTTTTCGGGGGTCACGTTTCCCTTTAATTTAGGGAACCATTCTCTCTCAAACTCAATACGAGCAGCCATCAAGTCAGCCTGATGTAGTATAAATGGTAGGGAAGTACGCGGTTTTTGTTCGGGCATATACGCGAAAAGGTATTTCTTATTACCCTCGTCGTATAGACCATCATGCGTTTGAATCGCGAGCATCTCATTAAATGTATACTGGATACCGTGGGATTGAAGCATGAATAAACCTCTGTCAGGGACTGAAGCGAAAGGGACTTTGGTGTTGAACATATAATCTTCACCCAGTTTCTCCTTTCTCCAATTATCAGTCTGGGGGATGTAAGATTCATTTTCTTCATCTCCCATTTTACCTAAGTCATGATTAATAGCAGAGAATACCAACTCCTCAGTTGTAAAAGTAGTCATATCGGCTCCAAACCCTTCCCAAACATCAGATAGGGATAAAGCAGCGTTTACGACACGATTTACATGTTCTACATACCCTCCAGGAAAAGCATTATGATACTCTTTTTTATGAGCAGCAGGCATGAGCATAACGCGGTCCTCATATTTTTTGTAAAAATCGAGTAATTTTTGTTTACGCTCCCCAGTAATGTGGGTTTCGATATTTGAAAGGAATTCAGTCCAATTTTGTTGGATTTGTTCTGCTGTTAAATTCATAACTTTTATTTAATATTAACGTCCGTATACTGTCTCTTCACGTTCAATCATAGTACTAAGATCATCCATTTGTTCTCCAATTTCATCAAGAAGTTTATGGATATCTTGAACTGTTGTACCTTGACGGGTAGACATTACGCGAATTGCTTTTAATTTCCCGTCAATGCGAGACATTTTGTCTAAAAATAACTGTTTATTTCTCATAATTTATATAATTTATTTTCACCGTGACATCGGGAGACACTTCTCTCTCCCTCTCTCTTTCTCTCTCTCTTCTCCTGTACCTCAAAGATAATATTAAAGGATTGAGGAATCAAGTTTAAGTTAAAAAGTCTTTAATTTTTTTTATGTGAGCACATTTTTCATACTCTTCTCTTTCTTCCCAAAAATGGATAGCTAGATTGCAAGCCGTTAATGTATAATCATCTGAGAATATTCTCAAGGCATCTTTACCCTGTTCTGAAGTAGGATCAAATTCTTTAATATAGGCCCATGCTCTACAATGTGTAACAAATTCTCCGGCATCATTATCAACATCTACCATTTTAGCTAGATCGGGCATAAAT